TGCTAACTGACTATTTTTTTTAATAGCAAATCCATCAATGCCATAGGTTTTATACTGTAAACTTGAAAAATCACTATTTAACGTAGAAATATCTGATTGTATTTTACTTATACTATCTTCTATATTTCCAATCCCTAATTTAGTTTTTATCAGAGACACGATCGTTGACCACTTAACCTTACTGGCGGTACTCCCACCAGTAAGCATGTAATCATCATCTGATATTGTCCTTTTCTCTGTTAAATCCGATATATGTACTAAAGGTATATTGATTGCCATAACATCACTCCTTAATTCAACTTGTTTTCTCTGACGTAGCTTCTGATAGCATCAATGTGCTTTTTAAGTTCTTTATCTACTACCCAGAAATTTTCTTTTTTATTCTGTGACAATGGTTCTCCTGTGTTATCGTCAATCTCATTGTATGTGTATGATACTCTGTCTCCACCGTCAATATTTAATACCATAAAGCTACTCAACTGTTTCATTTAACATTTCCTCCTGTTCTTTAATCAAATCGTTGATTTCTTCCATATATTCTTTCTCATAGTCAATCACTTCTTCTTTTTCTGAGTTATCGAATTTTTCAAGTCGTTCAAATTCGTAATCTTTCTGAATTGCTTTGATTTCCCACGAGAACTTAAGATTTTCAGTACCTTTTACAACAAAGTAACTATCGGTCTTTTCTTCTACCCATATATCGCCTTGCCCCTCTTTCTGCAAGAATACTTGGTACTCAACACCTGTGTTTACTGTCTCTGAAAATATATCGTTAATGTCTATGTAACATTTTCCTGTATTATCAGTACATCCAGAACCTATATCCCCAAAATATGGGGTTGCTGTTTCATAACAATACTGCTTTCTTGTATCGTAATTTTCTGTATCTATGATTCTGTTTTTTGTTCCTGCAACAGACAAACTTCCGCCAATAGTAACTGGCTGATAAAAACTTGATTTTTCTTTTCCAAAATGAAATTTATAATTACTTACCGACCCAAGATAAAGTGATTCATCCGTCATATGCATTGTTATGTCTGTTTGTACTGTAATTGGTCCACTGCTGTTATTTTTTAATACAATCTCATCTGGGGACAAAATCGCACATGCACCAGTTCCATCCTTGTTTTCAGATAAATATATACCACCGAACACGTCTGGTGTTATACACACATATGATATTGGCTTTTCTCCCATGCCTGATATATAATGCGTTACGACTATCCCTTTCGTGTTTATGTCAACAATTTCATTGTCATTTGCATCATAAACGTGCATTTGTCCATTACCGTACGTGTTTGCTTTTCCACCAAGATTTAATGTTCCACCTCTAGCATAAGTAAAGTTGATATACAACTTACCGTCAGACCCACGATAAATACCTTGCCATGCTCCGTCGTTGGTCAGCAGATTGAATATATCTTCGTGAGTCAGTGCATCTACGTCAATGGCTACTGGAATTGTCTCAATATCCAACACCTGTGAAAATCCACCTGCGGCATACATCGTACACCTTAACGCTGTAAGATTTCTTGAGATACCGATACCACTTGAACCGCTTGCAGTAACACCGCTTGAACCACTTGCTAGCACAGAGTACAGTGCATGGGTAATGTCAGTTTCATCTGAGGATGAAGTATAAACGGTCGTGTATGTATCTCCGTCCGTTGTTTCCTCAATCTTGAATCGACACTTATAAGCTGTACGTGCTGTTGCTGTACCGTCACGGTAGTAACCAGATAATGTAATGTAGTTCGGCACAATCGTGTTGTCCGCAGACATTTTCACGATACTTGACGATGTTTCCATGAAGTACGTTCTTCCTGCACTTCCTTGCGGACCAGTTGCTCCCGTATTCCCTTTTTCTCCCTGTGGTCCTGTTGCCCCTGTCTCTCCCTTGATTCTTGCCCAAGTGTAAGAACCAACCGTTGTAGGGTCTGCTTGGTTATAGTCGGTGCAAGTTCCGATATATGTTCCAACGTCCTCTCCCGAATTAGAAGTGAACGTCTTACCGCCATCGTTACTATACTTAACATGGAAATATGGTGTTTTACCGTCCGCACCTGCCTTACCTGCCGTTCCATTCGTTCCGTCATTGACAGTCTGTGTATGTGTTCCATTTTTATCTGTAATTGTGATGGTTGTTACTGTACCGCTTTTTGAAATTGATACTGTCGGAGATACACCGTCATTTCCTTTAGCTCCCTGCGGTCCAGTCGCTCCAACTTGTCCATTAAGAACTATTCCAGATGCAGTATAATATGCGGTAATACTTTTTGTAGCATCACTTCCTTTTGCAATAATTTCATATGCATTGCCCTTTTCTAATCCTTTCATACCGATAAAAAGATGAGTAACACGAGAACTTCCCCAAGTGTCGGTCATTGCAGAACCACATTCTATTAATGTGTTTCTGGCGGTTCGGGTTAATCCGCTTGCATCCGCAGTAAACAAACATATTATTTTTCCAGATGCTACTGCACTCAATGGGCTGTCTAATGCACTTGCTGTCGTATATGTATCATAACTTTTTATACTTTCTATAGCACCACTGGATGGATTGATAACTACTAATGTATGTCCTCTAGTTGGCATAAAATCATATTTAATTCCATTTATAAGAACATATGATGCATTTTTACTAATTCCTTGAACCGTATCATAATTAGTACCAGATACAGTAATATACGTTGCATTTTTACCGTCAGTTCCGTCTTTACCTGCAACACCCTGTTCTCCTTTATCCCCTTTAGCTCCTTGAATACCCTGTTCGCCTTTAATCTTCGCCCAAGTATAAGAAGCTACTGTCGTTGGATCGTTTAGGTTGTAATCTGTGCAAGTACCAATGTAATCTCCTACCGTTTCGCCAGAATTGGAAGTAAAGGTTTTTCCACCGTCATTTGAGTATTTGATGTGAAGATAAGTGGTTTTTCCGTTAGTACCGTTAGTACCAGGGATTCCCTGTGTACCTTTTTCTCCCTGCAATCCTTGGAATCTCGCCCATGTATATTTAGATGGGTCGTTTGAGTCTGCTTCTGTGAAGTCCACGTATGTTCCAATATAGGCAGATGGAGTTTCTGTCATTTGAGATGCAGTCGTTGGTTTTTCCACGGAACTGTATTTAATATGGAAATATGTTGTAGCTCCACTAGCACCCTGTGGTCCTTGGATTCCTTGCTCTCCTTTTGGACCTTGAATACCTTGTAGCCCCTGCGGTCCTTGATCTCCTTTTTCGCCCTTTTCTCCTTGCGGTCCCTGTGGACCTGTTGCTCCTGTGTTACCTTTTTCTCCCTGCGGACCTTGGATTCCCTGTTCGCCCTGTGGTCCTTGAGGTCCCGTTGCACCAGTGGCTCCCTTTTCCCCCTGTGGACCAGTAGCACCAATTTCTCCCTTGGCACCCTGTTCTCCTTTAGCTCCCATCTTACCGATGGAATATGTTGTGCTTATGGTATTGTCAGAGTAAGTATATATGGTTCTTGTCCATAAATACTGATTTTCTGCAACGTTTGGTGGTGTTTTGCTCCATGTTCCTGTTGGTGCTACCGTTCCGCTGTTGGATGCTTGATAAGTCGTTTCTGAGCCTGTGATACTTCTACCGCTTGCACCTGTCTCTCCCTTATCTCCTTTAGCACCTGTTTCTCCGGGGATACCGCCTTTTAATTTAGCAATGTCAAATCTTTTCGTAACAGAATATGTATTAAGGTAATTTGCTGTAATATCCACCCATCCAACATCTGTTGTTAATGCTGTAACAGTGTAGGTGTGAGTTGAATTGTTCCAAGAACCTACGACACCGCTTGACTTCTGCACATTGTAAGTACAGTCGTTGGATATGTCGGTATGTCCATACAATACCTGTGCTGTCGTGTGACACTCTGGAAATGATGTGTACTCTCCCTTATAATCTGTCGTGATCGCTTGATAATCGTTGTCCAGATTGATAATCATTGCACGAGATTTTCTTGCTTCTTCTAATGCCTTATTGGCTGTCTCATCGTCCGTGTACTTGTTAAGCTTCTGCCAGTCGGTTTCCACATAGCTTGCACCGTCCGCTCTTGCTACAACGCATGTAAGAATGTCTCCGTTTTGACCTTGATTCCACATATCCCCTGTGTCATAAGGTGGTGTAGGTTGTGTCAGAAATACACGGCATTTGCTGTTTGCTGTAGACTGTGCAAAAGATGCTGTCTGCAATGCTTTTGTAACGTCTGTATCTTGTACTAACTGCCACTTCCATGTATCTCCGTCCTTGAAAAATCTGTAGGCATAACCTTTAGATTTCCAATAAAACAAGTCTCCCTCATGCTTCTTTTTATCATCTTCTGTTGTCCAGTCAGAAGCAGGGATGTTTTTTAGAGTTGGCTCATAGTCGTAGTAGAACGTCTCGATCTGTCCGTCAATCTGGTTCTGTAGATCAGCTACACTTTTTGTAACTGTTTCTGCAAAGTCTGATACTTTACCGTCTGCATAGTTCTTAGATTCTTTCACTGCATCACTGATCGCATCGGGTGCTGATTTACCACCGATTGTGACGTTATCCCCAGAAATCTTTACAGTACCAGTCTCCATGTCTGCATAGAAGATGATATTTCCAGATTTATCTTTGACAGTTAATGCACCAGTGTTGATATAATCTGCATTAATACCCTCTGTATAAAGCAATCTTGCTACCATTTCCCCAGTGATCGTAAATCCGTAAGGATATGTCTTACCACCATCAATAGAGAATCCGATAACTTCCGATGTCAATTTAATAACATTCTTTGATTCTACTAATGTTGGTTTGTCATGCAAGTAATATATAGTCGAACCATCTAACAGTATTTCCTGCGTTGCATACATTCCATTACTGTTTTTTAATGCTTCTTGCATCTTATCTAAAGCATTTTGACGGTTGTTTCTTTCCTGTTCAATTAACTGTTTTCCTTGTATAATTGCTTTCTGATTACTTGATGTGTAGTTGCTCTGATTACGCAATGGAGATTCTGCACTATTCTTTAATGTTGTATACCCAAAGAATACAAAGTTTACATCTGTTAATACAGAATAAAAACTATTTTCTCGCCAGTCCGTAACTTTAATCTTATCCATAAACTCTGCTATTGGATAAGATATATAATCCATCGAAAATCCTCTGAAAGTCACATTTTCAAATTTTTCATAGATCCATGAAATAAGTGTTTCTTCATGCCCTTTTACTAATGGGTTTTCAATAGATAATACATAGCTATCTCCACCGACTTTTACAATTTCTTCTACATCTTCTTCATTTTCGTTACCATCTTCATCGGTTGTTGTCTTAGTAACAGTCTTTGTCATTTGTACACCTGTTACCTGCACATCATTTGTATCACTTGTCAAAGAATCATAAGCTTCAATATCATGGATACTACCGTTTTCGTAGTCAAAATCATAGGTCATTATCTGCAAACGTCCTGTACGGTCAATTCTTGCGTTTCCGCAAGCAATCATAGCGATAAATCCTATAACCTGTCGGTGTGTGTAATCGCTTGAGGGCATAGTCTGTATCTGAAAATCATTATGTAAAAAGTTACTATCTCCTATTAAAATACCGCATGTATCACAACTATCTATTAATACATTTTTTGCTGTCGCAGGGAATGTCAATGATGTGCTATATGACTTATCAGCCTTATACATATCATCATGTCCGACAATCGTAACTACATTTCCATATGTTTCTGGCTGTGTGACAGTAAATGTACCGTATTCAATTTTTTCTGTTGTCTCTGATAATTCAAATGTTAGATACAGTCTGATTTTTGCTCCGAAGAAGTCATAATTGGATAAGTGATCATCGTCATTCATGATTTCTAACTGTACATTACGGCTGAGTGCAACACCTAAAGGAATGGTGTTAGCTCCTGCCGCATCGACTAAACTGTTATTGTCAATTGAAAAATCATCTTCTCCCAATGGCAGTACAGTACCATTCGCAAGCGTTACTTCCGCATTACATTTAAAATCTTGTCGTTCTGCCATTAGCTGTTTAAATTCATCACTTACATTTATCATATCGGGTTAACCCCCTGCATATTGAAAGATATACTTGATACTTTTTCGTGGTTATTTTTAAGTGTTTTTATCTTAATGTCCGATACCTGTCCGACATAAAACTTTGCTGTTCTCCACTCTCCGTAAAATACAGAAAAATAATGTAAATCAAAAGATTTACCACGTGCCACCATTTCTAATATTTCCGTAACCTTAGACATTGGCACATCCGATGCACTGTATGTAAATCGCTCTACTGTGAACATCGGGGTAAACTTTCCTTTACCAGACTGTGCCCTCGTGCTACCTTGCGTATAGGTAGTTTCAAAAGCTACGGCTGTGTCTGAATCTGGTTGCCAGACTTTTTTATTATTGATTTTTATATAATCCTGTGCCATTTTTTACTCCTTTCTACGCAAGGCTGAATGGATTTCTACCATTACTCATTTGTCTTAGTTTTGCTTCTTCGATAAATTCATCAAACAACGTCCTGCGGTTAATCTGTGCTGTGAAATGATAATCCCCACCATTGTTACCGCTGTTGTCTGATTCTAAGGACTTCGTAACAGATAATAGCTGTTCAAGTAAATTAAGTACGTCATTATTGTTACTGTTTGTGCTGTTCTGCTTTTGTGCGATCACTGCGGATGCTTTCGCAGGTATTATCTTACCTGTAGCAATCTCTGGTGTTCTGAACGGTACATTTGCCAACTGTTCAGACTGATTCATAAGGGTTTTGAGTGTATCTGGAAAAGCTTTTTCCAAACCTACTGTAATACCGGCAGGAATCATCTTACCTACCGTATCTCTCATAAGTCTTGATGGAGAATGGATTCCAAAGAAATCTTTCACACCCTCCCACGCCTTTTGTGCAAGACCTGTCATTTTATCAACCAAAATCCATGCAAAATCTCCAACACCTTTTGCAATACCTTTTACTACATTCATTCCAACGCTGCCCCAATCGACATTTTTAAATGTAGTTTTCATATCTCTTATCGCAGATGTAGCTTTTTTTGATAATTCTTTAGGAAGATTTTTAACCGCTTCTATGATATTGGTCAATATTTTCCCTGCCGTTGTTTTAAGTCCAGACAATTTCCCAGTAATTCCATTGCCTATCCCTTTAATTCCGTTTTCTCCAAGTCCTTTGAGTTTAGACGGTAAATTCTTTATCGCATCAATCAAGCCATTGTATGTATTCTTCATAGCATCAACCGCAGTATTTTTTGCATTCATAATTCCGTTTTTAATACCTGTGATGAGGCTTTTTCCAAGTGATAGCCAATTATAAGCTGTAAATACACTGACGATTGCCTGCACAATCTTTGGCACGTTTGCGATCAATGTCGGTATTGACTGGATGAGACCTTTGAGCAAGATTGCGATAAGCTGTACTCCTGCAAGTAATATCTTAGGGGCATTATCGTTAATAACGCCTGCAATATTAATCACAATCTGTGGTACATTTTTGATGATGTCTGGCATTGCTTTTGCTATACCTTTTGCAAGATTTAACATAAGCTTTAAACCAGAATCTACTAATTTTCCTGCATTGCTTCTTAAGTTTGCAGTAAAACTCGTCAATGCTGATAATCCCTTACTAATAAACTGCTGTGTCCCATTTGTAATACCTTTTGCCAAGTTATCCATAAAAGACACACCAAGCTGTGTTAATGCCGTGATTGCTTTTCCTGCAACAGATATTGCACTAACAAATATTCCAACCCAATCAATAGATGTTAATAATGTTGCTAATTTTGTGCCAAGCTGTGACCAGTTTGTTGTAGTAAGTGCATTATCTAATGTTGTTAATATTCCTAATGCTAATCCAGATAAGCTTGTACCAATAGACTTAACATCTATCTGGTTGATCGCACCATTCAAAAATCCACTTATTGACGTTCCTATCTTTGCCCAGTTAAGAGTATTTACAGCTCCCTCTAACATTTGAAACGGAACATTTATTTTATTCGCAAACAACCGCCCTACATTATTCCAATTCACTTCATTGAATAAACCGTTGATACCTGTTGCAATTTTTAAACCAAGATTTTTCCAATTGATTCCCTCTATCAACAGATTCAGTGTGTTGACAATTGTATTAATACCTGCACCCACAGTACGTCCCATTAAATCCCAGTCTATGTGATCAACAAGACTATTGAATGTCCGTGTAAATGCGTTCACAAAATATGTAATCTTCGGGCCTACATTATCCCAATTGATGGCATCATAGATTTTTTGCAATCCTTTATTGATACCAGATGCAATGTAAGTCCCAAGTCCCTCCCAGTCCTCTTTTTTTATGAGGTTCTTAATTTTCTTAGCAATGTCCGCAATAGAAGATTCAATAGGAACTTTCTCAAACATATCTCCAATGGATGGACCAGTGTAACCACCGCCACCACCTCCACCGCCTGCGGATGGGGTAGAAGAACTAGGGGTATCGTTATCTTTTTCTTTTTGGTACTGTCGGATTTCATCCAGTCCAGAAAGATATGTCTGTATCTCTTTATTTGCTTTTTTTGTGGCATTTGCGTTATTCTTTGTGGCTTTTGCCGCCTTATTAGCACCACTGGATGTTTTATTCAATGATGCCGCATAATCTTCTTGTACGGCTTTCGCTCTTGTAAAAGATTTCTGTCCTGTCAGTGCCGCTATAAACATTCCTATATACGTGATTGCTTTCGATAACATATTCATGAATGCCGTTAATATAGGTGCAACTACGGACAAAATCGGTGCAAATGCTGTTGCCAAACTGTTTTGTAACTGAGTTAATGCTGACATCATAGAAGATATCGAAGCATTAGTAGCAGACGAATACTGTGCAAGGTTATTGATGCCTGTCATGATTCCACTGTTAACTTTAGAAATCATTCCAAAAACGGTAGAATATAATATACTCATACCGACCATTCGGCCAATAGAAAATCTTGCATTATTAGCACTGTTTGTTGTGCTTGTGAAGTTCTGTGCCAGTACACCAAGACGTTTTCCAAGTCCAGATACGACTCCACCCATCCTACTAAAGATAGATGAAATACCGCCTGTCTTTGTCTTAGCACTGTCCGCAGACTGACTGACATTCTTAAATGATGAACCAAGCCTACTATTTGTGTTAACAAGTCCTTTTTCTTTTGCATCTGTCTGTGTTATTTCTTTGTTTAAGGCATCCAAAGCTTTTTGACTTGCACTAGATGCCGTGGCAGAATATGCACCAGTCATAGGGGCTGTCTTGATCGCAGGTGTTTGTACTGCTCCCCCACCGCTTTCTAACTGCCGTTTCTTAGCAAGTAATGAATCATACTGCCGACCAAGCTTCTCTGCCGCACTCTCTAATGCCATAAAAGCAGGAGATGAAGTAACACTCTGATTCCTTGCGAACAACTCTTGCTGAGTCTGTGCAACTTGATTAAACTGTGATTTTACCTGCTGTAGTGTCTGCTCAAGAATCTGATAAGCTGTAGTATTGATAGAGCTGTCACTTATCTTTTGTTGTGCCTGTGCTGTTTGCTCCAAGCTGTTATTTAACAGTTCTACTTTTGTTTCTGTGCCTGTGATCTCTGCATTAAGTTTAGCTAATGCGTTAGCACTTTCCTCACTTGCCAGACCTGTTCCACCTGTCAGCTTTCCAGTCTTAGGCAGTCCAGTCTTTCCTGTTGTAGATGTTTCCAACTGCTTCTTTTTTGCAATCAACTGTTCATATTGCTGATCTAATTTAGAAGCGGCACTCTCCATTGCTTGAAATGCAGGGGAAGAAGTTGCACTCTGATTTCTGTTGAATACATCCATCTGTGCTTTTTCCAACTCTGCAAGCTTCTGTCCTGTGGTTTCTATCGCTTTATCTAACGTATCTAGTGCATCAGATTTAATATCTATGCTTTCTAGCTTCTTTTCTGCCTGTGCGGTCTTTTCCAGTTCCTCAGCCACAGTCTTTGCTTTTTCTTCGGCAACATCCATGCCTTTTATATCTGGTGCTTTTATACCGCCACTCATGGCTTTTTCCATTGATTTTCCAATGGTTTTTACTTGATTGGATAAACGTTTTAAAAGGGATGCGATTTCTTTCACACTTGCTTTTGCTTCGGTTGTATCAATTTCTGTTTTGATATAAATACTTCCATCCGCTTTTTGTGTAGCCATTCAATCACGCCCCTTTCCCATTCAGTAAATCGTTCAAACGTTTCTGTTCTTCTAATTCCTCTTCGGAATATTTAACATCTAGGTCAATAAGCGTTTTATTTTCTTTGTAGAACTCTCTTTCCCAATCTTCCAGTTTCTTTTTTTTGGCTTTCTTCATGCGAACACTAAGAATCTGCGAAAATAAGGACTCTCCAATCTCCATATAAGCTCCTAAAAAAGTCCACCAGTGTAAATACTGCATAGCTCGTATTTCTTCCCCAAGCACACGGTTAACAGATGGGATGATAACTGGTGCATCCTGCTCCCAATCCATCACATGAGGTTGTTTCTTCCCATCGTCCTTGATACCCATGTCAATAAATTCGATGGCTTTTTCAATAGCTTCTTCATAGTCTTGTGGTGGCATATTTTCAAAATCAACGTATAAAATGGTAAGGCAAACAATCCACTTTTCATCGTTCTCAAAGTCTGGGTCATTAAATGTTTTTAAAATGTCCAGAACTGCACGAAAATCTGTGCGTATTTCATAATCTATGCCACCAACTACTATGGATGTAGGAAGTTCCCAAACTTCCATTATTTGTGATATTTAGACGTTGCCCTTTTAATTTTCGCCTGTTTCTTTTTGATTCTCTGGTCTGTTACCTGTTCGATTACATCTGCAATTTCTACGATGATATTCTCAATAAAGAAATCTCCGCTTTCTGTCAGTGTTAGCGGATTGCAGATAGCAAAGACTGATTTAGAAGCTTTAGAGTTGAGTAAGTAATCAATCTGTTCTTCTAATCTGTCGGATAATTCCAGAATGTCTTTTTCTGTTGCATCTTCTGGTACTTCCATCTTTTCAAGGTTTGCAACTACCTCTTCGTATCTTCTGATGATATTCAAATCAACAGGATTGAAAGAAAATCTTCCAATCTCTGTATCATCTTCATTGGTCAGTACCACATTTAAGGCACCGGTTTTGACTTTTCTTCTTAATTCTTCCATTTTTTAACCCCTATTTTCCTGTGCTAGATGTACTCACTGAGCTTGTAGATGCTGTAAATTTACCTGTTTCAACGTTGTAAGTACCTTTTGTACGTTCTCCAACATAATTGACGGTAAACGGAATCTGATAACCAGATGTGTCCCCACCGTATGATGTAGGTGTTACATAACATTCCTGCTGATATGCTTCATAAGCTCCACTTGTAGCTTCTTTCCACATATGCACTTCTACAGCATTTGTCTTTAAGTTGTCATCTGTGTAACGATTATCAACAATTTCCTGTAATTTCTGTGATAATACAGAGTCAGCTTCTGCATAATAAGGGTCAGCTTCAGAAGATACTTCATATCCATTATGCTTAAATGTTGATTCTCCGATGATGTTTTTAGATGTTTCTGTGTCTGGATTCAGTTCGACATTGTATTCTTCTAAGTCTTTTCCCAGACGTTCATAGCCAGATGTTCCGCCACAAAGTGAACCAGAATCTAAGAAATGAGCCATATATTTACGTGCAATTTTACCTGTTGTAACTGCCATTTTGATTCTCCTTTATCTTTTCAAGGTTAGTGATCTGCTTCATAATACAGACCAGTTAATGTGTTATCTATCTATCAAAGTCATTTTGGTATCGGGCAGAAATGTTGATTGCCCAATTCTCAGACTTGTTTTCGTTTGTGCTGTCCAAATATGCAGGTGTCTGTCTGTCAATCGTTAAAAACTTTCGATTGCCTGTCAGAATCGGATATTCTTCTAGCTTATATGTATTGTTTTTAATCGTGATTGTTTGTTTTTCTAACCATTTGCCAAGGTTGTCCAACCACTCCTTAATGTCTGCTTTCCTCTTTGGTTTTGTACCGCTTGCACGACATATCACGCAAAACGGATACAGACATACCTGTGTGACGTGTCCTGTGATGCTTTCTTTTTCTGATTCAATCACTGCCCCACTTACTGGGAACATTGCCTTTCCGCTTGCATCATCAAGTGTAGAAAACTCAATTTCTTCTCCCTCTCTTAAATCTGGGAATTGATTTACCAGTTCTTGCAATGCTGTTGTGATCACGTCAAAACCATCAATGTCGTACTTGACTGCTTTCTTTTCTTCTGCCATTAACTTCCCCCTGCCTGCTTCTTAACATGAGTAACCCATGCTTTACCATGATTCTTCTTTGCTGTTTCAAACCATTTTGGAGTAGCTTTAGGATTGGAATAGGACAGGTCTTCTTTTGCATTGGTTTGTCCTGCAAATTCAGAAACAAGAACCTTTCTTGCCCCTTTTCTTGCCCATGGAGAACCTGTTAGTTCATCAACCATACCTTTACCATAGTACAAGAAACGCCCCATCGGTCCAGTACCTGCACACACCATTCCAGTACCTGCAAGAGAAGCACTTTTTGCTCTCGTTACGTTAATGAATGTACCTGTTTCATGTGGCATATAAGGGACCATATCGGTCATAATTTGACTATCTAGCCAAAACTGAGCATGCTGTATCTGGTCGTCAAATCTTTCAAGACTGATATTCGCAATCATGTTAGATGTATTTATATTGACATTTCCTAATTTCTTTTTAGCCATGTAACCACCTACTTCGCCATAACTTCAAAATGCGGAATAATATCATAAAAAGCACTGCCAGTGATCGCAAAGACATAATCATACTTAAGTTTCATCTCTTCGTAAAAACCGTCTATATAATCATCGTCTGCAATCGGTTCTTCATTTTCCCATTCTCTAACAATAAAGAAGTCAAAACCATTAGCCTTAGAACTAAATGTAAGTGCCTGTGGTAACTTATCATTTGCCTGTTTAGACCATTCTTTAGGCGGTAGCCATAATTTACTCCCTACCATCTTTTGACCGTCTTTTAGGCTATACTGCACGTTTAATACAGCATTGTCCTGTGAGTCAGAACCATACTTTGCAATGATACTTGCCTTATCCATGTTAAGATTGCAATTATGCAAAATAGAGGGATACCATGTATCGCCCTGTTTACTCTCATATCTATTGAAAAGTGTAATTGTGTCGTTATACATCGTATCCCTCCGCTTATAATGCACCTGCTCTTTTAAAAGCTTTAAAAATCTTTTTAGACTGTAAAGCAAACCAGTCAATCATCTCTTCATTATTTGCCCAACAATCTGTGTTGCAGGACTGCCCATCTAAACCACTTTCATATAAGAAAGCGTGCATAATCTCATGCCTAAGCACACTTTTTTGAACCGATTCAATGTTATCCACAGAATCAACACTTTTTTCAAGAATTGCAACGACTATTGTTTTATTTGAATAATCGCAATAACCAGACAATTCTTGTAGTTTTTCATCTTCGTTCTCGTGTCTGAATCTGATTTTATATGTAGTTCCTAAAACATTTGCTTTACAATCTTTCATAAATACTCCGTTGGGTACATTCCCATATACAGTAGACTTACTCCGTTGGCATCTGCGACACCCGATAAGTAGTCTCTTATTGTGTCAGAGTATAACTGCTTTTGTGCTTCTTTATCCGCTAGACACTTATCTATCAACGTAGCAGTGCCTGTATTACTGGAAGTCACATAGCTTATACTCTCGTTTCCTGCACTCTTAGATGCTACCTGCTTACTCATCACAGTTCCATCTTCTAATGTGATATAACCCTGTGATGCTTCAACTCTCGTTTCTGCCTGTTCAATCTTATATGTGATTGACAGAAGTTCGCAAACACATCTTTTAACTGCTTCTGCATCATCTTCATCTGTTGGAAAAGCAATCTTAAGCTTTTTAACATTATCCACGCCTGTTGTGGCATTATCTATTTTCTTACAAGAATCCCAGACCAGACGATTAAAGTCTGCTTCTGGGATTGCTTTCTCTCCAAAAAGGGTTTTGTAATATTCATAGTCAACATAATTTGCCATGAAATCACTCCTTTTTATCCGTTGGATTTAATAACACCCATGCGGATATTCTTCTGATTAAATGCTAAAGACCAGTTTGCTTTAGCTCCTAACTCTGCATTTGTAGGAGACTCTTTTGCAATCTTGTTAGCATTGATAGAAAATCCGTTAGGATGTAATACATAACCCTGTTTTGTATACAGCTTTTCGATACCGGCAGATGTTTCTGGATCATAGTCTGTATAATAAGGATTTTCATAGTTTGTCTTATCACAAGTCAATACTGAACCTGTACCAAGCATATAAGTTTTGTATACTGGGTTTGTTCCTGTTGTATCAACTGTAAATTTATCTGTTACCAGTGGGATAAATCCACCGATTGTAGGGAGATTTACTTCTCTTTCTACTGCGTTAGCAATAGTGTATTTGTTGTAGTCAACAAGTCCCATTGCTTTGTATTTTGCGTAGATGTAAGAGTTTAATACAAGTAATCCCATCTTGTCAGCGGAATCTCCTAAAGCTTTCTGCTGTGCAAAGATAAGTGTTGTATCGTCAATTTTGTTTACATCTCCAACAGTGCCCTCGCCAGTTAAAGATAAGTCTGTAATGTGGTTTTCCATCCCAGACAGACTTAAAACTGCATCAACTGTAGTCATTAAGTCACGTGTTCTTACCTGCTTATAAAAGTCTGCAACAGAGTTTGCAACATGAGTCATAGGGTCTGCACCTGTTAACTCTTTTGTAAAGTCTTTTGATTTCCAAGCTTTCATTCTCTGGATTAACATACAAGTCTGTTTCTTTCCTGTAATTTCAGCAGGTGTGTTGTCTGTTTCTCCATCGTTGTTTAAAGCCTGTGAGTCCTGTTCATCAATCGGTGTATAGAAAGGAATTGTTGCAACGTTTCCTTTTTCTCCGATTAAGTCCATGATTGTATTGTCCTGTGCTAATACACCAGATGCAATAATAGCATCGTTCCATGTTGGGTTTTCTGACATAAACTCAGAAAAAACCTCTGGGTCAAAATCAAAACCGCCAAATCTTCCTGTTCTTGGCATAAAAAAAGTCCTTTCTACCCTAAATAAGAATAGATAAGGACTTATCTATGTCCCATCTACCTACAACTATTAAGGGATTTTTAGGTTAGCGGCTCACTTCCATACTGTGAGTCGGTATTATCTATCTGTCATTTAATAAGGTTGCATAGTAGTCTGGGTCCTCTGCCTTAAGCTTCATTCTGTCGTCTAAAGACATTTCCCTTAACTTCTGTGTTCCCTTTTTCTGCTCTCCGCTGTTGAACTTAGTTGTGAAGCTTGGAATATTAACATCTGGTACTTTCTTTTCGTCAACCAAGATGTTCTCAATTGGTTTCCCATCTTTAGTAGTAAGTTCTTTAAATACATCTTCTGCATTTTTCCCATTCTCTTCTTCTAATTTCTGAATCATCTGGGAACGGATAGAGTCTTCTGTGATTGCATTTACAAATTTTTTATCAGATAAGAAATCTTTTACTTTGTCTCTTAACTCTGTCTGCTTAGCTTCTTTTGCTCTTGCTTCTTTTTCATCTGCAAGTTCCTGCGTTAATGTTGTAATCTTAGTCTTAAGACCGTCAACATCTTCTTTCTCTAAGTCGGCTAATTTAGACTGCACTTCGTCTAAAGATGTTTTGTATTCATCTTTTTTCTCTACCTGTTTATTGTAGTCAGCTACAGTCTTATAGTTTTCAGACATTTTTTTCTTTAAATCCGCTTTTTTATCTTCTGGGATTTCGATTCCTAAATCTTCTAAAATCTTTTCGTAATTTTGCATATATATCCTCCTACGATATTTGTATACCGCTCGTCTGCGGTAATGGATTAAGGCTTATAAACCTAAGCCAAGGTAAAAGAGAAGAGCGGACTTGAACCACTCTTGAGCCTTTAACTCTCTCTTAAAGCTTACGGGAGGAGGTTAGTTGATTGAATCACATGAGCATCAAACAATCTACTCTTTTATTGTAAGATATGGAGACTCTTTTTTTCTACTCATTTTTCTAATTTTTTCACGAAAAAAGCACCATGCGACAACATGATGCTTCAACGTTTTTTGGAGGAGTATTAAAAAATTACAGCTCTACCAATAAAGGGTCAGAAAATAAATGCTATTGATCGCCACTTTTTGTGGCTAATGGAAACAACAGGATTCGAACCTGTGACCGTCCACTTATGAGGTGGATGTTCTAACCAACTGAACTATGTTTCCACGGACCTCGTGAGAAGTCCTGCCGTATTATACTTTATAAAATCAATAAGAAAAATGGTTGTAACATGAAAAATCTTCGAAACAAATCACATACTAGCAAGTAAAAAATGATTTATTCAACAACAACTATTATTTGTTACAAGTATTATTGTAAATGCTATACTATGGATTTTTCAATACACTTTTCATAAGTTTTTTCAAAAATTTCTTTCTTGCATGGATAGATTTCTCCATTTACGCCAGTGATAAGCATATCATCTTTTGTCATGAGAAAATCTCCCTCTAGTGTTGGGATAGTGTAAGAATTGCTGTCATATTGTCTAATGGCATAACCATTGTATGTAAACTTAACAGGCATACCGTTAACCACAGTATCAGCGTTCTCTGCTCCGATTCTCATAAGCTCATCAAACGTGATTGCTTCTATCTCAACAGGCTTCTTTACATATTTAGCCATACTTTCACTCCTTATTCTGCAATCAACCATTCATTAGATAAGATATTGTTTAGTGTGTATTCCACCATTTTTGTATCTCTAATATCTAATAAATCTCCCTTTTCTCCGTTGTCTTTATCTCTGCACTGTATCATGATAGTTTCTTTTTCTGCATCCCAAAACCAATATCCTTCCCAAGATGGAAGTTTGACTTTTACTCCTGCTTTCATTGCTTTAAATGCTTCTGAAAATGACATACCGTTAATTATCATTCTTATTCTCCTTTACTTCTCGTGTGTTGTCAGTGCGTTTATTAACTCGTCTCGGGTTTTTTTTAGACCCTCGATGTTGTTCCCTGTGATTTTGTTCTCAATCAAATTAAACATACTTTTCATGACTAAATTAACATCGTCCTGTTGGCTGTTAATTGCGTTGTAGTCACTGTTAAGCTTCTGCTTAATGTCTTTAATGTCTGTCTCAATTGACGTTATACGTTGCTCTAAATCGTCCGTAGGCTTCTTGTAATGCTTATAGGCTTTATACAATACGCCTACAGCTCCACCAATGGTTATAATCCACCCACACGCAACCATGAATTGATTAATAGTTTCCAAATTATTTACCTCGTGCGTTATTATACCTAGTCGCTGCACCTCTAGCGGATGATGCTTGACTTCTGTCCCATCCTGCGGTGTTGAGTCTTTCGTTTTGTGTCTTAAGATTGTTCTGCTTGCAGTAATCTTTATAAGCTTGATTCTGCTTCTGCAATAGTGCAGCCTTTTTCTGATACTCCATGTCAAGTTCATGCTTTAAGGCTTCGTCCTTTGCATTATCCACAGCCGTTTTCATGCCGATTAACTGCCGTTTCGTCTTTCTAATACGTCTTTCAAGCTCTCGCTGTCGTTTTCTCTTCTCGTATTCCTTGCGATTCTCTTCGCTGTCAAAGTCCTCGAACGGATTATTTATTCCATCCCCTGGTCCGTGGGAGTGTCGGCAGTTCGCCCCATGGATTCCCTGCACGTTTCCCATACCGCAGACCGAAAAAGGCGGAAATCTTGGGTCATTACCGCTTTTACTGTAAAACTTGCCTTGCCACCAGAAGTGATTGGTCAAATTGTCCCCACCGTTTCCAATTCTGGCTCCCAGATGGGCAGATGTGAGAATTATATCCCAGTCCATCTCGTCCATACGTGCGTCTGTAATATCTGCTGCCATCTGGCTTACACCAGTACGGACCGCTCTTGCCGTAGCTGTCTCTATGCTATCTCTACGTCCACTAGGGTATGTTACGTCTGCACCCTTGTCTATAATGTCGTTAACAGCTTCTTTGACCGCTTCTGTGTAGCTTGTTGTACCGCTTGCTGTCTGGTTATATGCCTTATCCACTGCATCTATGTAATTATCGTGGCAGGCGTTCGGCATCGTACCAGTGTAGTTATGCATCTCTCCCTTTGTCTTTTCATAATTCCTCTGCAACAATCGTTGTAGATAAGGACTTTCCCCGAGTGGTTTTGGTTCAAGACCTGCCTTTTTATACACTGCATCATCCCATTCTAAGGCTTTTATACCTGCTTCTTTCATGGTCCGTGCGATTGTATCAATTCCTATCTTTGTTGTTTGTGCAATCTCTTTTTGTACCGCCTGCAAGATGTACCCTGCATCCTGCAATACATCCATTTGCCACTTGTCAATAGGAGTAAAAAGGTAATCCTCGCCACGTCCTAGTCTTATCATCATTCGTTCAATCATGACCGATACAATCTTGTTATGTAGTTCTTCCGCCTGCTTCTCTGCTTTTTCTGGCACATACCATAAGTAATCTGGCGTTAGCATAATCCACCGCCTATTCTTCGGGGTCTTTTGCCATTAGTGCCACATCTAGCATCTTCGCCACTAAGGTATGCAAGGTATTTTTCAATCCTGTTCTTCCCCATGCTTTCACTCCTCTTCGCTTGCACCAAAAAGGGTTGGTTCTTTTGGCTGTGCTTCTGCTACTAATGCTTTCGCTTCTTCTTCGCTAAATCCCTCAAACTTGACTAAGTAATACCAGAATGGGACTTTTCCTGCAACAGTAAAGCTATACCATCTTGATCGGTCCTCATTTTCGTTGTATGTAATATCCCCAAAGTCAAACACTATTTCATACGTTCCAACAGGAGATAATTGATATAAGTCTGCAAATATACTAAGTGCATTTATTAACTCATTCATGCACTTTTGTAATTTATCTCTCATATCCTTAACCGTCTGAATAGTTCTCTGCTGATCTGCTTCTACCCATGTAGCTGTTTGTATACCTGTTTTTTCATTGAATACAAAGTAACCATTGGAAAATCCGCATTTATATCCAATTTGACTTAACAATGCATTGATACCCTCTATTCTTGCAGATGTATTTAAGGATGGATTTACTTCTTGATAAAATCCATCCATTCCAGTGCCGTTTACGTTTTTGACGTATTCTGGTAATTTTAAACGCTTCTTGCTTCGTTCAACACCTGCCTGCATATCTTTCACAGGTGCACCACTTTCCATGAGCCTGTCAGAATCAATAAGGACCATTCGCCTACTATCAAAAATTTCTGTTGCGTTTCTGCTGTATGCTATATCTAAATCCTTTAATTCTTCTATAGCATCATAGAAGATAGGTAATCCAAGACTTGAATCCTCATCTACACTATTTGCTTGTGGTGTCCGCAACACTCCATATAATCGTTTACCATCTAAGTTTGCTAGTCCTACATCTTCAAGTTCGCCTTTCCATGGCGTCTCGTCTATGTCTATAGGCTTTCCTGTATCATTTGCATCTTTAGAAGCATAACAACGATTAGTTATCTGATACACATCTTCGATATAACGATGATATTCAAGTTTTGTGTAGTATGTTCTACCATCCCCAGACACTTCCCTGTTGATAAACACAATACCTTGAATCTCTCCGTTACTCTCATCTGTTACAATAAAATCTTTAGGAGTTATAAGGTCTACACTCTTGCCGTTTGGTTTAAGTATTACGGTACCGTATGCACACGCAAATTCTGTCCAGTGCCTTATCTCTCCAAGCACCTTGTTAATTTGTTTCTGTAACCAGTCAGCTCTTGCACTACCGTCAACAGTTATTCCTATTGCCAATGTTGTAAGACGTCCCATTTCTGAACAAACAGCTTTTGCAAAATTAACAGTCTTGATATGTTCATCATCATCCAACCAGTATGGCATACCTTTATAGATATACATACATTTTTCTACTGTCCTCTGCATTTCCAAAGATGTTACAGTATTAACTTTAAAATCGTCTCTTGCCTTTTGTCTAAAAAGGCTACTTAATATCTCTTTCATTCTGCTAAATATACCCATTTATTCCACCGCTATTAGTTTAACGTTTTCGAATTTTGTTTCTATGTCTCCTTGTATCAAACTACTATTAACCTTAAGCCAAACCCCACCATCATGGATAGATACTTTATCTATATCTTTTACGTTAAATGCTGTATTTCCAATTTGTATACAAGTTACATCTTTTAAATTTATTGTCATTATGCGTTCTCTCCTCTCCTCATTATCACTCTGTTGTATGCGTATCTCAGCGAATCAATAGCATGGTTGTCTCTGTCGGGGTATCCGCTTATTATGTTACCGTCTTTGTCTCTGTCATACTCATACATTGTAATTTCTTTGTATGCGTATGGTGTTCTCCGTGGGTCAATCACAATTTTCCTACGTTGTAGCCATTTCATTCCGTATTCAACCGACCCTGGTCCTTTAACTGCTGCCTGTGCTACAAGTCCTAAGTTTCTGTAGTCCTCTACAGATTTAGGCTCTGCACTATCACAAACGATTGCATAATCGTTATAGCCTTTTTTCTTTATCCAGTCGGCTGTCTGCTCATTCGATCGCTTATTTACGCAATGCTCATCTATTAAATAGATCGTTTCCCTTGCCGCATCGTAGTATGTCCTCGTAAATGCGTACTTATCTGGATACCATCCCCAGTCAACGCCTTGATATATGCGGTCCATCTGTGATATTTCTTTGTCTGTAATTTCTCTTACTTCTACATATTCAAATACTGCCCCACCGTTACCGTTAGCAATGCCCATGTATTCATGTTCATACGCTTCGGGTCTGATCTCTTTTAGGTGTTCCGCTTCTTCGATAAACGGCTGTCCTAGCCACTCTTTCGGCACGTCCAGATATGTACTTCTTGTAATGAGCCTGTTTTCCTTTGGCTCTTGCAAATACTGATTTGCCCAGTTGTTAGCACTCTTCGGTGGGTTAAAGCTCTTAAATATCCATGCTAAATCTCCACCACGAATAGCGGACTGCTCAATATTTCTGATCTCTTCGGGTCCTGCGAACTGGTCTAATTCTTCAAACCAGACAATTCCTATATATCCAAACTCTGGTGCTATTGACTTGATTTTTTCTTTATCATCAGCACCACGAAAGAATATCTTTTGTCCTGTGTCTCTCATCGTAATTTCATAAGGAGAGCTTGTATATTTATAATCTTTTTCCGAGAACTCCTGCTTTGTTATTGCCCATTTGGTTTTAGCATATACAGAATCCTTTACAGTGTTATATACTTTTCTCACAACAAGGCAATGGATGTCATGGTTGTTTCTCATTAGCTCTGTAATGATATTGGGGATTGTTGAGGATTTACCAGAGCCACGTCCTCCCGGCAATACATATTCTGTATGTCCATGATTCCTAACATCCCTTATCATCGGGTGGAACACATCGGGGATTATATCAAGGTCCATGTGGTACGTTTTATTTCTTAATGCTTCTTCTCTTGCTTTCTTCTCTTCCTCTTCCTTTGCCTGCACTGTCAAAGCCTTTTCTAAGTCGTTCATGGCTTTTAACTGATCTGGAAAGTCTGGCGTAAATCCAAAAGAATCTTGCAACGCACCAGTGGCGATCATTGACCGTCTTCGCTGTATGTCTGCAAGACTCATAATATCATAGCCATTTTCTTTGTCTGTTTTGGCTTGTAGTTCTGCTATATATTCTTTCACTCCATGCTTTTCAATGATGTTCTTTTTTGCGTTCTTCGCTGTTGCAGGGGAATATCCTGCTTCGATAGCGGCTTGATAATCATTCCCACCGTTTTTAATCCATGCATGAGCAAATGTTCTTTGCTTCTGTGTAAGTTCATCCCGCATTTATTTGCCCATTCCTTTCTCGTATGCTTGCCCATATGTCAGACAAGCATTTAATTATGTCCACTTGTGAAGCGGTTCTTAGTATCTCATACCGTGTATCTCTCCAACCTTTTCTTGTATTCTCATATGCTTTTATAGACAGGATGTACATTGTTATCATTCGTTTCTGGTCCTCTGAATAGAATTGTGTTGTGTCTAAGCTTATTACAAATCCGTTTGATACTATTGCTCTTTGTAGTTTTCTCATAATTCTATTTAGATTCATCTTCTCACATCCTTTCTAGGTTTATATATATTTAAACAGACCGTTAGGCAAGCGTCACATCTCTTGCATCTCTTTTAACCCATAGGGTGCGTGGTTGCAACGAAATTTGCCACCTCTAACGATCTGTTATTATCTCTTATATTCTTTTGTGTTTGGATTCCTGCTTTTATATTTGTCGCAGGTGCATAGATATGCGTTGTCTATTCTGTCATACTTGCCTACGTTACACATATAGTAGTTCTTTGTATTACTTCCTAGTAGATACATATATTCAGCACAGCATATACTTCTATCTTCCATTCTGCACCTCTTTCTGGTATTGCTCTTCTCTTTGTCTCTGTCACGATCTCGCAGTATACACAATCATCACAGCAATTCTTTAGTTTATTTACAATCAAAAAAGGCACCTCCCGACTATGGTTATTATCTAAGATAATTATACCATGGTAGGAAGTGCCTTTGTTTACACTCTTTTTATTCTTGATCTGGTTCCCAAGTTGTCCCGAATTTTTTCTTATGTGCTTCGGCGTATTTGTCAAAAAATTCTTGATCAGACGAAAGACTCAATTCATACGCTACATTTTCTCTTAAATCCGCATCCATTAATTTTAGTGCTTCATCAAAATTTACTTCTTTCCCATACTGATTTTTTACATTCATCCGCGCGCCTCCTTTATTATCGTTTACTTTGTTTCTATACTCTTCTCTCTCTTTTAACAAAGTGTCAAGATTTGTTTTCTCGCCTCTGTTAATCCGTGCCCTTGCATTTCTAATTTGTGATTGTTTGCGCCGGCAGTAATCACTACAAGTATTGTTTGCAACTTTGGAGTGAAATTTTTTACCGCAATACTCACAAATTTTTTGTTTTTTGCTGTTCTTTTCCGCTTTCTTTTTTGTTTGCTCTGTCTCTTTATTATAAGCACTCTTATATTCTTTTTGCAATAATAAGCCTGCTTCGTGTTGGCATTTTTCCGAACAATATTTTTGTCTGCCTGCCGTTACAATGTATTCATTGCCACACAGCTCGCACTTATCGACACTCCCAAGTTTTCTTTTAGCTGTTTTTCCTTGCCTAAATCTTTTTTGTGTTTCTCTGGTGCGTATAACTCTACAATCTGGACAATAAAAAGCTCTAGGACCTCCGGGAAACTCTTTACCGCACATCCGGCACACTCTGGTTCTCATTACATTAGACTTTCTTTTTTTCGCGCATTCGTCACAATACAACTTATCCGCACTACCATAAAAAGACTTGCCACAATCCAAGCAAGCCTTTTTTGTTCTATATTTCATTTTCAAAGCTCCTTTACAACTTCCCACCCGTCAATTGCTGCGGTCGTGTCAAGGTCTTCAATTGGTAGCCTTTTTATTAAAGGCCGTTCCAATCTTATGTCTGTATCTAATACATATCTATATTTTTTCGTGTCAACAATCCTCTCTCTTTTTACTCTTTCCTAAAATTCTTTTTTCATGACTCATATCTCCTTTTCTTTTTTGCCGTTTCCTTTAACTGCCTTTATTATACATAATATTTATGTATAAGTCAACACTTTTCAGATAAAATATTTTATTTTTTCATCGTCTGTTATTTCTATGTCTATCACATCATTTACGTTTTTTCTAAGCATACAGCAAATAGCATTAAGACTTTTCATATTTATTGGTTCTCCTCGCTTTATCTTTGCAAGTGTTCCCTCGCTTAAATACTTGTTTTTTCTTATTATATAAGAAGTATACCCTTTTTTCTTTAATTCTTCCTGTACATCTAATTTATATTTTATCATCGTTTTCCCTCCTTTTACATTATTATAGCATACTGTTTATTTTACTTCAAGAATTTTATACATAAATTTTATGCACTTTTCTATTGACGTATGCATAATTTTTATGTATAATAAAAGCAAGTTAAAGGTGAACGATAAATCAGAAAGAGGTGTTATCATGAAATATTTTACAGCCAAAAACTTACAAGAACTTAGAAAAGAATACAAAAAATTAATGGTAGCCAACCACCCAGACAATGGTGGAGACGTTGCTACATGTCAAGAGATCACGGCAGAGTATAAGAAGCTGTTTGACATGCTTAAGGCAGGACAGACACCAGAAGAAGAAAAGAAAAATACATTTGATTACAAGGCAGACGAAGCCTTAAGAAATGTTATCAATAATATAGTTTCTTTCGATGGTCTTAACATTGAAGTTGTCGGTTCTTGGATATGGGTAGACGGCAATACATACCCATATAGAGAACAGTTAAAGAAGTTAGGCTTTAAGTGGTCTAAGAATCGCAAAAAGTGGCACTTCTCAACCGAACCATCTGGAAAGTGGCATAAAAAGAAAATGTCTTTCGAGGACATTCAGAAAAAATATGGAAGTGAAAAAGTAAAGACTTCCAACATTTCAAGAATTGCATAGATTGAAAGAGATCCGGAAGAACTCACACGCTCCCAGATCTCTTTTTTATTACTATCTCGTAATCATATCCCATTATACTTAAAAAATCTTTTAAATCACTTAGGGATACTTTTTTATTGTTAAATTTGTTGTTTAGCTGCTGCGGTGTTGACAATCCTAAAAGCTGTGAAGCTTCTGTCATTGTCATGCCGTTTCTTTTTAGTAGTTCTTTGTAGATTTCTTTTAGTTGTTTATTGTCTTCATAAGTAAAATTTATGTTGTACTCCATCAATCACACCTCTTTTCTATTTTTAAATCATTATAGTTTAAAATATGCCATATGTCAAACGGAAAAAGTTTATTTTTACTATTGACTTTTAAACTAAAATCATTTATACTCTAGTTAAAGATAAACGAAAAGCATTTAAAAAGGAGTTTGAAATATGAAATATTTAAGAAAAGAAATTGAAAAGTTAGTCGAAAATGAGGACTTCGTTTCTTATGAAGAATTTATTTACGAACTAAGAGAAGAAAAAGAAGAAGTTAAAAAATATCTTGATTGGAGAGTAAGCGGTGGAAAGATGAACACCGAAACACTTCCAGATGGGTATGTAGAAGCTTGTAAAAAGATTTTAGGAGCTTCCTGTATAATTCAAATATAGGGAATTCTAAGAAAGAAGGTTGAGAAAAAAATACCTCAGTGTAAAATAAGATTACTG